GCACGCGAATTGGCCAATGAGGCCAGGGAGACCCTGGAATGTAGCTCCGGGTCTACCCAAGGGGTTGAATCTGCTCACCCCGCCCCGACAGGAGTTGACCCGCCTACTAGTGGTCCCTCCATGTCAGTAGAGGATTTGGAGGAGGAGCTGTGTGCCGAAATGCAGATCCTCATGAAGGGAGTCGTCCGTAAGGCGGACTTCACCCAGACCTCCAATGCCTACGCACAAAGAGCGCTCCGTGTTCTCATGGAGAAGAGTGGCCTCCAGTTGAGCGCGGTCGAAAGACTGCAGCTCCTGGATAAGGCAACCCAATGCGTGGTGGGCATTACTCAAACCGAGGGCAACATGAGGAGTGCCTTCGGTGGGGTGAAGAAGTGGAGGCCAGCGACACCTAAAGAAGTGTCTGCTTGGCAGGAGGCAAATGATTTAGCCTCAGGGGAGATCCTCTATAAGAGGAAAAGGACCATGAAGGAAAAGGTCCTCAGTCTCGGAACCATCAAAATCTGGGACAAAGTCAGGGGGTCAAAGAATGTGACCGCATGTCTGGGACCACATCTCATGAGAGTGGCCCAGCTACCCAAATAGGACACCCCGGTGTTGGTGCCTGGTGTGTGCGCGTGGAAAGGTTTCAATCACTTGGAACCAACTGCGCAGCATCACCAGGCTCCTCGGCCGCCGACACACTGGGGTCACTCATGTGGACGTAAACTCTTTAGGTTGCTGCCACCTGTTCCAGGTCTGTATCTCTGTCAGACACACTCTGCGTGCACGTGCAATGAGCTCGTGAGTGCCCATAACAGGGTGCTCGGAGCAACCGTACTACCCACAACATCAGGTATGCGGTCTGTACGAGACGAACTTCGAGTGCTTAGACGCACTATCGGAGTAGTCGCACCGGAGACACTGGACCAGGCATTGGCGCACTTCAAGGGCGCACGGTTCACGCTCTATTCCAACGCCAAAGAATCTCTTAGATCCCGACCACTCAGTATGAGAGACGCCAATCTTGGTTGTTTCATTAAGAGTGAGAAGTTCAATCCGGAAGAAAAGATAAACCCGGACCCACGTATGATCCAGGCGAGAGGGCCCAGATTCAATCTCCACATGGCACAATACATGCACCCCCTTGAGAGGTGTGTGTACCGTGTGGTAGATCGTCATGGCCTCCGCATTTTTGCAAAGGGACTTAATGCCACGGCGAAGGCAGACCTCATTCTCAAAAAGTTTGAGGTTCTGTCCAACCCTGTGTGTTTCTCCTTGGATGCCTCCCGTTTCGACAAACATGTGTCACCCATGCTCCTGAAGGAGGAGCATAGGTTCTATAAGGAGGTGTTTCAAGGCGATGTACTCTTGGCTCAGCTTTGCAACTGGCAATCGAAGAACAAATGCCGCACTACTTCTGGTGTCTTGTATCAAGCCACCGGTGGTAGAATGTCGGGGGACATGAAC